CTATATAATTTGGTAGTTTACCATTCTTAATATCGTTTTCATAATTTTCATAACTATAACACCATTTTTGATATGTAAAAATGTTTCCGAATAAGGATTTCATCATATATAATTTTTGATATTCTGTAAAAAAAATAGCTCCTATAATTCTTTCAAAACTACATCTATCACGTCTACATTTTATAAAATTGATCATGTTTGATATTTTATATTTATTTTCTATGTGTTTTACAAAATCATGTTTTATAAAACATTGTGCTCCAAAACATCCATACCATTTTAAATATGGTAATCCTAAAATGGTGTCATTCATTAATATTTTTTTTTGTAAAATATAACTATTATTTAAAGAATTAGAAATACGAAGAGTATTTTGTAAATCTTCTTTATCCGGATTAAAAAACCATAATGGTATAACACTATGATTATATTCTATAAGTTTTTCAATATTTAGTTTTTTATGTATAAAAATGCTATCATGTAAAATAATAGCATGATCAAACCATTTATTTTTATTATAATAAATATAGGGTAACAATTCACCTCTTCCATGATATTCGGATTGAATAATTTCAACATTTTTGTATTCATAATCAGATTTTAAAAATAGTGGATTGCTATTATCATCAATAATGACAATTTTAATGGAAGGATAAAATTTTCTAATACATCTTACAGAAATATTCCAATATTTATTTGTTTTTTCTGAATTTACATGTCTTGTAATTATAAATCCATATGAATGATTCATATACTATTAATAATAATAAAAATTTTAAATATAAATTATTTAGAAATATTTATAAAATTATTTAGAATATATAACAAAAACATTCATAATACTTACGATATACAACAGTATAATTGGTAGTGCCAAAATAAATATAATAATTTTTCCACTATTATTAACTATATAATGTTTTAATAATTTTAACTTTATATTTTTCTCTTGTTCAAAATATTTTCCTTCAAGTCCACATTTTTCTTCATCATTTCTAGAACGTTCAGTACGAATATATTCTATTTTATCAGTAATAATATCTTTTTCTCCAAATTTTGTACATTCACTATATTTTGATAAAAAATCATTACTGGTTTCATCTGGTTTAAAATAAATACAATTTTTACAGGATTTAACATTTATATTTTTAATAATTTTGTTACAATTAATGAAAGAAAAAAATAAGAATAAGAATCTCATATACTTATTATTTATTAACCTTTAACCTTTAATCTTTAATCTTTAATATTTTATTCTAAATAAAAACAGGAATATTATCAATATTTACTACATCACTAGATGGTTTATCTTTAAATACTGAAAATTTTTTAAATTCTGGTCGCTCTAATTGTGCTTGAGGTGTATGATTATGAACATTTCTTGCTATCATCTTGTATAATTTAAAATCAGGATATCTATCATTACCATTTGTTTTGTAAAGAAGATTTGAACCATTATCATCACAACACCATTCTAAAATTAATTTTTGAATAGGGGTATATTTTTTAATATCATTCACATCTTCTATAACATAATCAAATATAGAACAAGCTAATCTACAAATATCAAAACTAAAATTTGGTTCTAATCTAGGTTTCTTTTCGTTAAAATAAGGTTCTGTGTTGTATTGTGTTGAAGCATCACCACCAGTTTGAAAACTATCACTACAAAAAATTTGTCCATTAAATTTATAAATACTTCTACCAAAATCAATTATTTTAAATAGTCTTCCAAACGTTGGTACCTTATAATATACATTTTTATAACAGTAATAAATATATTTTTTATCAGTAGTGTTATACATAACATTATTTGTATGCAAGTCGTTATGTGTGAATGAAAATGATTTTTGAAATGTTATTAAAATCATAATAATTTGCATAAAAGCAGAATACCATTCTTCATCAGAAAGTTCATTTGATAAAATTAAATCATCAAATGTACTTTCACAATGTTCCATTGAAATTAACTGAATAGGAAATTTAGGAATAATAAGTTCAATATTTTCATCAATTTCTTCTTCATCATCTTCTTCATCATCTTCTTCATCATCTTCTTCTTCGTCATCTTCTTCATCTTCTTCATCTTCTCCATCTTCTGCATCTTCTTCATCTTCTCCATCTTCTGCATCTTCTCCATCTCCTTCTTCTCCATCTCCATCTCCTTCTCCATAATCACAATTATCACAATCATTTAGCTCATTAATAGATGTATGAGATGTTCTTGAAGAACAAGTAGAGTTTGATTTTATACTTGTTGTTTTATCACCTAATTCATTATTCAATTCATTCAAATCAATAGATATTTCTTTTAAATCATTTAAATCAAATAAATTCTCATTATTTTCATTATTTTCATTATTTTCAAAAACATCTTCAAATATGTCATCATTAAATGAATGAATTGATAATTGAGATTTTGAACTTAAATTATGTTCTATCTTAATAGGTTTTAAATTTGTTTTTTCATCTTGAAATAAATGTTCATAATCTTCAATAGTAAATAATTTATTTTTATTTTTTTGAAAAAAATCAGATTTATTTAAATATTCTATATCATCAAATACATTTATTTTAAAATCGTTTTTTATTGCTAAAAAAGATCCATAATAATCTACACCATGTATAAAATTATTATTATGAATCAACAAACTATTTAAAAATAAAAAGAATCCATCAACATAAGCAGAATTATTTACATCATTGAATTTAATATTTGTATTGATATTATCGGAAGTATAATCAGGTAATTTAAATAATTGATTATTTTCAATATCATATTTTCCAATTAAATATTTGTATGGATCTAAAAGTGGAGCCATTTTGAAAAACACATTTTTCTCTCTTGTTTTATTATTTGTAATGTTTTTAACATTACATTTATAAAGATTATCTGAAAAAAAATCTGATCCATTTGAATCATCTGAAAGAGTTGATTCATTTAATTTATTTTTAACACTTGAAATATACCATTTGTGATTTAAATTAATATTATTATAATTTGTTTCATTTAATGAAAAAAATCTTTTATAAATAGGAATATAATTTTGTGTTTTAGAGAGAAAAATGGAATTGAAATCTTCTAAACTTTTGAAAAGTTCAGTATTCTTTCTTTTTTGATAATTTATTTCTATCATTAGGTATTTAACATATAAATTCTATGCATTTTTAACTAATTTTTTGGTAATTAATTGAAAATTATAATTTGTAAAATGCTAAATATATTTTTAAAATTTTTAATTTTTTTATTTATTATTTATTATTATTTGCGTAAAAAGTGTAATTTTTTATTTTCTAAATTATTTAATATGGCGTCATTAGAATTAAAAAAATTTGATATGAAAAACATCAGTTTTAAACCAAATGAATCAAAAGGTCCTGTTGTTGTGTTAATTGGAAGACGTGATACAGGTAAGAGTTTTTTAGTAAGAGATTTACTTTATTATCATCAAGAAATACCTATTGGAACTGTTATATCTGGAACTGAAGAAGGTAATGGTTTTTATGGTAAATTGGTACCAAAAATATTTATTCATAATGAATATAACACAGCAATTATTGAAAATATTTTGAAAAGACAAAAAACAGTTTTAAAGCAAATCAAAAAAGAAATGGAGACATATAAAAAAAGTACAATAGATCCTAGAACATTTGTTATATTAGATGATTGTTTATATGATAATACATGGGCTCGTGATAAAATGATGCGATTATTGTTTATGAATGGTAGACATTGGAAAGTAATGTTAATAATAACCATGCAATATCCACTTGGTGTACCACCAACATTACGTACAAATATAGATTATGTTTTTATTTTGAGAGAGCCATACATAGCAAACAGAAAAAGAATTTATGATAATTATGCTGGTATGTTTCCAACCTTTGAGTCATTTTGTCAAGTCATGGATCAATGTACTGAAAATTATGAATGTTTGGTGATTAATAATAATGCCAAATCTAATAAATTACAAGATCAAGTTTTTTGGTATAAAGCTGACAGTCATAATGACTTTAGATTGGGATCAAAAGAGTTTTGGGAATTGTCCAAGGGTTATAATTCTGATGACGAAGAAGACAAATATGATCCAAATAGTGTTAAAAAACGTGGTCAAGGTCAAAGAATTAGTGTCAAGAAAACTAAATGGTAAACATTTTATAATTATATATAAATAATATAATTAATATAATTAATATAATTAATATAATTAATATAAATAATAAAATTGAATAAAATAATAACATGAATAATAATAACATAATTGAAAAAATGAATATTGTAATATCAAAAGACATGTCTAAATCTGATTTATTAAAAAAATGTGAAGAACTTGGTCTTAAAAAATATAAATCAAAAAATAGAGAACAATTAATAGAATTTATTGAAAATAAAATGGAAGAATTAAAAAACATAGAGAATTTAGTAAAAATAATAGCAGAAGAAGAAAAAAATAATGAAGAAAAAAAAATTGGTGAAGAAAAAGAAACTAGTGATTTATTTAATGAAAATTTAAAATATTTAAATGAACAGATTAAAGATGAATATGTTTTAGAAAAAATTAAAAATGAATATCATGATAATAAAGGTAATTCAAATATATATAATTTCATTTATAGTTATATTAATGGAATGAAACTTTTACATCAAGATTATAAAAATACAAATTATGATTTATATAATCATCTAATACAAAATAATAAAATCAAAATTATTTGGGGGAATTGTTTGGATAATTTAAAAAGACTACCTTCTGAATCTATTGGATTAATGTGCACTTCTCCTCCATATTATAATGCCAGAGACTATAGTACGTGGAATAATTTACAAGATTATTTAAATTTTATGACAGAAGTCATTAAAGAATGTTATAGAGTTCTAGATAATCACAGAGTTTTTGTATTTAATATAAGTGATGTAGTTGGTAATGATAATATGCATGATATTAGATGTTGGGGAGAAAGAAAAATTCCTCTACCAAGTTATTTTATTAAGATATTTGAAGATTGTGGTTTTACATATGTAGATGATATAATTTGGGATAAAGGAGAAGTTCAATCAAGTCGTCATAAAAATAAAAGCACACCATATCCATTTTATCAATATCCATTAAATTGTTACGAACATATTCTGATATTTCACAAACATAGATTAGAAAAAGATGTAAAATATCCATGTAGTTCTTGTGGTTCTTTAAATATTAAAAGTAATAGTTATACTTATAATGGTTTACGTTCATGGGAATGTTGTAATCCTTTATGTCAAAGAAGCGAGAGTGATAGAGGAAAAAGATTTTCATTAAAAACAATTATAACTCAAGATGAAACAAAACAAAAAAATAATATAATTGAACCAGAATTTATTGATAATTGGAGAAGAGATATTCATAAATTGTCGCCTGTTATTAAAATAAACAATAAAAAGGAAAATAAATTAGGACATACTGCGCCATATCCTATGGAAATTCCTGAAATGGCAATAAAATATTATACTTATGAAGGAGATACAGTATTAGATATGTTTTCTGGTAGTTTTACAACTGCAATTGCTGCACAAAAGTTAAAAAGAATTGGGTTAGGGTTTGAATTAAGAAAGGATTTATTTGAAGAATGTATTAAAAATAATATTTCTAATTATAATTGTGACTTTGAAGAAATGTAACCAATGTATACCAATCATCAATGTATAACAATCATCAATTTATAAAAATTTTTATTATTTTTATAAATCTAAATATTTTTTTTTAATTTAATTATTATAATTTAATTATTATATTTATTTGGTAGCAAAAGGACCGCTGATTAATTCACTTTGTCCATTATCTGTCTTACCTACAACAATATTTTCACCATCAAAAAGCTCTGAACGAATATCTGATACAGAAATTTCTTCTTTATCATTTAATGCTACCTCTTGTGTATTAACATTGTTTACTCCTACTAAATTTCCGTCTTTATCAATTGTTTGTGTTAATGTATTTCCCGACTTTTCAGCATTTTTAATATTATCCTCAATTGCCTTCTCTTTGGTTTCCTTTATACGCTGTTCAAATGTATTTTTAGCATTTGTTTCATTCTTAGTTTTTTCATGCATCAATTGATTTAATTCTTCTTCCATGTACTCAACACGCTCAGTCTTATAAGCTTCTGGATCCCAAGGCATCCATAAACCAACAGGTCCAACAAACACATCATGATTTGGATCCATTTCTCTCAATAATTTACAACGAAGTTCTGCTTCTTCAATTGTTGGAAAAGAACCACGAATTTTTAATCCTCTTGTATTGGTTTGGAAAGAATTAGAAAGATTAAATGATTTCTCAAGTTCTTCTTCATTATTATCAATAAATGTTTTGTATTCATCCTCAATACTATTTTTAGAAAGAGCCTCCTTCTCTTCTTTTACAAAATCCTTAAAATCATTTGTCAAATCATCAAAACTCATGTTGTATTTAAAAGAAACAAAGTTTAAGAATTGAACAAACTTTTCCATTGATTTATTGAAATCCCACTTCTTTAGGAATTCATCAAAAAAGAAAACCTCCTTCTTTTTCAAAACTTTTTCAGGAGAAATAAATGAAACACAAACAAATTTTTGACCTGCAATTGTTTTATCTTCTTCCAATAAATCAACATATTTAGGATTTGTTAACCCATTTTCAATTTTTCTCTCAAAATTGTTTTTTTGTGAACTAGACATTTTATTTATTTAGCTATATTATTTTAAGTTTTTTATCGCAATATATATATTTTTTTCTTTTGAAATATTATAAATGAACGGAATCATTGATCTTGGTGAACTTGTTAAAAGAATCATTAAATACCTTGTTGAAGGTTTAATGGTTGCTATTGCTGCTTATGCTATTCCTAAACGTTCTTTGAATATTGAGGAGATTGTTCTTATTGCTCTAACTGCCGCCGCTACTTTCAGCATTTTGGACACATACATTCCATCCATGGGTGTTACTGCTAGAAGTGGAGCCGGTTTTGGTATTGGAGCGAATCTTGTTCGCTGGCCTGGGGGATTTTAGACCAATTATGGTAACAGAAAAAAAATATTTTATAAAAACTTGAAAATATGCTTTTATAAAATAATATAAAAATAAAATTGTATTATATAATAATGAAATACACAAATCAATCATTAATTGAATATTGTAATGAAAATAATATTCAATTAATTAATAATTATAAAGATCAAAAAATAAATAGAGAGAGTTATATTGATGGAAATTGTATAAATGAAAATTGTTGTAATACATTCAATAAAAATTTTAGACAATTACTTAAAACAGGAGCTTATTGTAATTCATGTATGAAAGAATTATCAAGTAATAAAATAAAAGAATCAAATGTAAAATATGATAATGATATGTTGATAGAATTTTGTAATGAAAATAATATATTATTGAATGAAGATTATACAAATCAATTTGTAAATAGAGATACTGTTATTGATGGAATATGTTTAGATAATGAATGTAAAAATACTTTCAGAAAACCGTTCCGACAACTATTACACCTTTTTACATTTCAAATGCCGACCCTTTGGGGTCGGCATCTTTGAATGTAATTAGGTAACTGTTACTTTGTAACCGATAAATCACCTTTTATATACAGTAATTCTGCCGAAGGCAGAATTATGATATATAAATCGGCGATTGAAAGGTTAAAAGGTGTAAAAATAAATGGTTATTGTGAAAATTGTAGTAAAGAAAATGGTAAAATAAAAATCAAAGAAACAAACATAAAAAGGTTTGGATTTGAAAATGTTATGAAAAATAATGAAATAAAGCAAAAACAAAAAAATACAATTATAGAAAAATATGGTGTTGAACATATTTCACAACTACAAGAAATTAAGGAACAAATTAAACAAACAAATATTAAAAAATATGGAGTAGAGTATGTTTTACAATGTCCTCAAATAAGAGAACAAATTAAAGAAACAAATATTAAAAAATATGGTGTAGAAAATCCACAACAAAATAAAGAAGTAAAAAATAAAAATTATGAAACAAATCTTAAAAAATATGGTGTAAAACATTATTCTCAAACACAAGAATTTAAAACTAAAGTAATTCAAACAAATTTAGAAAGATATGGAGTACCTCATCATTCACAAAATGCTGAAATAGCAGATATAATGTTAAAAGGTTCTTACAATAAAAAACAATATAAATTACCATCAGGTAAAATAATAGATTATTAAGGATATGAAAATTTTGCTTTAGATAAATTATTGTTTAAAGAGAAAATCAATGAAAATGAAATTATTGTTAATAGAAAAGAAGTTCCTGTAATATGGTATCATGATAAAAATAATAAAAAAAGAAGACATTATGTAGACTTTTACATAAAATCACAAAATAGATGTATAGAAGTAAAATCCACATGGACAAATCAGGCAAAAAATCATGTTTTAGAAAAACAAAAAGCAGCAAAAGAATTAGGGTTTAATTATGAAATTTGGATTTATGATAGAAATGGAAATTTACTTTTAGAAAAAGTCATCCCGAAATGAGAAGTCTAGAGTCAACTTTTTCTAAAAGTTGAAATCTTTCCTAAAAGTTGACTAGATAGTAGGTATAAATTCCCAATCAAGTTCATCGCATATTTTTTTCCATATAGTATCTTGTTCAATTCGTTTCTCTCTATCTTTCAACATAGGGAACTCTTTTAAATATTCTAATTCGCCTAACAATTCACAAAGTTTGTATGCTGTATAATAATAATTTAAAAAATTTACTCTATTATCAGGGCAACATTTTGAATAAGGTGATTGAATTTCCACAAACAAATTACACAATGTTTCTTCTAATTCAGGTGACATGACAGGTGGTTTAATACCCAACTTATCTTTAATAAATGGTATATGTTCATAGTACTTATTATACCCTAATTTTTTAAGTATTTCTTTCGTTTTATTCTTGGTAATTTGCTCCAAATTAATTCTTTCTTTCTTAATTTGTAGTTTAATATTTTCAATAACTTCCGGTGGAATTTGAGTAGTTTCTTTTCCTTGAAATTGAGCTAAAATTTCTTTGAAATGATTGATTCTTTTATAAGCATAAAAACAAATTTCCTTTGGAGGTTCTTTATAAGAAGGTTTATCATTTTCAATTAAATATGGAGTATTTTT